AACGTAGTAACCAGAAGAACCAGTGGATGCACCAGTACCAACAGGATTGAGAAGACCTGGGTTTGAACCATACTGGGTAGTAGTACCCATACCTGCGGTTACATCGCTAGCCGCAGTAAGACCGATACCAGAGTTCTGACCAGAGAATGCAGTATCTGCTTCGTTGAATAGAGCTTCGGTGCCAGACTGATCGCTATAGCGTGAACGCATTGCGAAGATGAGTCCAGTAGGACCGCTCATTGGTTGAACACCAGCGAGGTCATATGCAACGAGGTTAGGCATTGCACGTCTGATTAGAGAAATCAGAACTGGGTCAAAACCTGCTACAGGACCACCTGCAGCTGCGGAACCTGAGAAACCACCAGATGCACCAGCAGCATTACCTGCATTGGTTGGGGTCTCCATAAGAACGCCGCTTGAGAAAGCTTGCTGTTCTCTTAAGAATTTTTCTTGGTTTTCGAGCAGGACAGCGGTTACAGCTCTTCTATGGGAATCTTTGATTGGATCAAGACCATCATAGTCGAGAAGTGGTGCCCACTTTTCCTGCAGATGCTCAGTTTGGAACATTTGCTTTTACCTTTTACTAAGTGTAATTGTGTTTTATTTGAATAATATTAAGTTCACTTTTTAGCAACAGCTGAAAGAGTTCTCAAGTAAGCGTGCATTGAATCTGAGTGATACTCAGTAGCAACGTCTACTCCTTCAGAAAGAGTTTCAGTTTTTGCTTGTGGAGCAGCTGTTTTTGAAGGGAAATATGATTCCTTCAAAGTCTCCAGTTTTTCACGATATTCTACGTCACTTTCAAACTCAACACTTTCGGCAAGTGAAGCGAGCTTCTCTTTCTGAGAAAGTGCTAGACCCTCAGAAACACTATCAAAGATTCCTTGTGCAACCGACTCGGAGAGACGCTTGTTTAGGGAAATGTTCTTCTCAATCTGCTCGTTGAGTTTTGTCTCCATTTCATCAAGTTTTTCTACCATGCTCTCTAACACATCATATTTATCTTCAGGGATTGATACATAATGCTCTTCAAAAAGTCCTCTCATTCCTTGGAGGAATGATTCGGTCATTTCGGTCTTAAGACCGTGCTCAATTGCTAATTCGTTTTCTGAAATCCATTCTTCAGAAACATACTCAAGGTAAGAATCAATTCTTTCCTCAAGAGATGCCTTAATAGCATCTACTTCTTCAATAAGTCTCTGCTCATACTGAACTTCTAGTTCTTCTTTGATTTCAGAAACTTTTGATCTAAGGGCAGATTCGAATACTACCTTTGCCTTTTCTTTAAACTCTTCGGAGAGTTCTTCTTCATCACCAGTGTTTAAAAGAGCATTGACATCTTCTTCAATATCAAACTCTTCTTTCTTCATTTTTTTGTCTTCTTCCTCACCCTCTTCATCTTCATCTTCTTCATCCTCTTCATCCTCTTCTTCTTTAGAAGCTTCGGAAACTACTTCTTCTTCAACGTCTTCTTCAACTTCATCAAGATCTTCGTCCTCTTCAATTTCTTCTTCGATGAGGTCTTCATCTTCTAGATCTTCATCTTCTTTTACTGCTTCACTCTTTTTGAGACCCTTCATTGGATCAGCAGCTTTAGCACCTTTATTTACAACATTCTTTACTTGCTGTAAAGTTTTTCCTGGGGTCTTTAATTCTGCAGAACTATCATCGGAACGATAGTTTTCTGGAGTAGGACCACCAAGATCTTCCCAGCTACCAGTCTGACCAGCAACTGCACCAGGTGCTAGCTTTTGCATTGGATCCCCTGCCTTTGCACCTGCATTGACAGCGGTTCTGGATTGCTTAGTGCCTGCTTCCATTTCTTGTAAATTTTTACCACGAGACATTTGAACTCTCCGATTAACCTTTATTAATTTAATCTATATTTATTTATTAAAATCTAAATTTAAGATATTATAATGAATTCAAAAATTCATTAAATAACTCAATTTTATTCTCTTCTAGTCTTCTTTGATCGACTAAATTATTAATTTTTCTTTTGGTATTTTCAGCGAGTTTTTCACGGAGAATGCCACCGTCCCAAATCCATTCTTTACCTTCCATAATGCCTTGAACAAAAGCATCAGGAGCAGAAGGATCAGCAACAATATCAGCCGCAGTTGCAAGCATGAAGTCTTCACCAACTTCTTTATATCCTTTATTGTTCTCTCTTAATGAACCAATACCACGGGATGAAACACCAAGAGTTACACCATCCTTAAGAAGAGATGCTGCAATTTTTCCCATTGGAGTTGATAAGATTTGTGCCTTACCTACAAAATTATTACCACTTTGCTTTAATTCAGTAATTTTATGAGAAACTCTATCGAGATTTACTGTAGGACCATCTGGATGACCAAGTTCTCCTAATGCCCTACCTTTTTTAACATAATTTTCATTATAACGATTTACTTCTCTTTCCATAATCGAAAAAGGATACATTCTACCATTACGATTAACTGTTTCGCTTTGGAGGAATACACCTTGGATATACATTTGTTTTTTACCACCAACATCTTCGGTGATAAGTTCTACCTTTTCGATTTCTTCTCTGATAAGTTTCATTTTTCTTAGTTAGTAAATCCTACTTTTGTTACTTTTATAGATGATGCTGAAGCCCAGATAATATCAGTGGGTAATTTTTGTATAAATTCAACAGCACCAGATGGTAAAGTAAATGAATAAGATGCACTCGCCCCAACAGATGCTGAAATTGCAATTGTAGTTGCTGCACCAGCTCCATTATATAATCTTACGCATGTTGCAGAAAGTATACTTGTTCCAGCACCAGAAGAAGTTGCTAAATCAGTTTCTATAGAAAGTGGTTTTGTTACTTGCATTATTATATAATAAAGACTTTATTAGTTATTTATAAAATACTCAATTACCTACTAATTTCTTCCCAGTCCATTGAAGCAAAAATCTGCTCACCATTAGTTGCAGCAGTAGCAAGAAGTGTGAGTTCAAAAGGTGTAGAAGTCAAACTATTTCTTTCTAACTGAAACTTGAATAGTGCTTCTTTTAGAATATCAATTGATGGAGAACCTTGATTTGATGAGTTTAAAAATCCACTCGCAAGTATTCTTCCACCAGCATAAGAAGTTCCAGTAAGATTATATTCAACACTACTATCCACACCAGCACTCACCCAACTTCCAGCTGTTGTAGTTCCAGATGCTCTTACCTGCCAATTATAATTAACTCCATTACCAATTCCCATAAGAGAAAGTGCAGTCATAATGATAATTGCATCCAAAGCAGTAGTTTTCAATCTCAAACTAACTATAGGATAAAAAGTCCCAGCAGTTGTAAGAGTTCTTGGTGCCGTGATTGGTGTTCCTATTGCCTGTTGTAATCCACGAAGTTCATAACCACCTTCGGAAATTACAGTAGAACAAACTTGTTTAAGTGTGCTTGCACTGGTTGTAATTCCAGTATTTACAATCTCATATCTTAATGGTAGTGATGCTGTTGTGATATAAGTTGAAGTGATTAAGTTTGCGTGATGGAATGAATGGCAGTGAATAAACTTCCCATCGACTACAAAACCCAATCTAACTGTTCCAAGTCCTAACCATTCAATATCCATCCACAAAATTTGTGCTTTGGAAATATCTAATGTAACACCAGATGGATTGAGATGTCCTGCACCAAGCATTGTATCAATATTCCAGTTATTTTGCGAAATTTGTGTTGTTATTCCAGTAGATAAACTTCTTTCCGCAAAATATAAAGTGCTTCCATCAAGTTCCAGATACATTCCATTATCTGCACCAAAGTATCCTACTCTTTGACGAAGATTTGCTTTTGGTGGGTTCATTACAAAAGTATTCATCACTTGTAATGATTTTCCTGGTTGATAAGAGAATACTTTTGTGGTTTCCCTAATCGCAGAACATCCAGCAGTAGTTCCTATACTAATATTGACTAAACCTTGTGCTGTTACAAATCCAACTGTTGAACCAGTTCCTACAACTAAACCACTCCAAAGATTATTGTCCTTGTATCTGTGGGAACTATCAAAAAGTGTAAGTGGAGTTGAAGTTCTTAAACGACCAAATGCATCAGTTGCTATTGGGGGAAATGTAATAGATGCTGCTGCTGATGATGTGGAAATTGATACTGTTCCCGTAACTGGTAGGGGATTACTAGAACTTACAGGAGCACTATTGAGATTGAGTGATACTTGCCCAGTTGTTCCAATTCCTACTGTTCCCTGAACTGTAACAGTAGAACCAATACCTGATACTGCGACTGTTGTGACTGGATTGGTTACATAAAAACTTGTATTTGAGATTGATACTGTATTGGCAATTGATACAGTTCCTCCTACGGTTACAGAAGTAACGGGATTTAGAATATAAAAACTTGTATTTGAGATTGATACTGTATTAGCAATTGATACTGTTCCACCTACCGTCACAGAAGTAACAGGATTTAGAATATAAAAACTTGTATTTGAGATTGATACTGTATTCAGTAATGAGGAAATGCCAACTGGAAGATATGAAAGATTTATATTTACTGTTCCAACACCAACAGGAAGATATGGTGTTGTTAATGCACCACTGGTTCCAACTTCAACTATATGGGAATGAATTGGATTTTCTGGTGTACTTGTAACAGTTACTATTCCAGGAATACTAATATCATCTTTAGTTGCAATATTATTAACTTCAAATAAAGATCTTTCTTGATTTAGATAATCTTGATTTTGTATATTCCACTGAGCCATTATCAATCAATCCATTCTAATTTTGAGGGGTGATATCTTTGTACGTTTTTAATGTTAAAGTTCTTTTCTTCTGCTGGATAAATCTGATGAACAATTGCTCCAGGATATTGTCTTTGAAGTTGCTCACCTAAATCCTGTTTTGAGGGCAATCCAGATTTGGTTACTAATTCCAATCTATACAAGTTTCCTTGCCACATAACATCAGCAACATAGTTTTCTCCTACTTGCTGAGGTTGTTCTGTTTCGGAATTAATATAAAGATTTCCAGTAAAATCACCAGCAATATTAACTGATTCAGATATAAATTGCTTGAATGATTTCATATCATCCTACCTCTTCTTGATTCCCAAATAATGAATTTCCTGCTGCTGGTCTCAATGCTTCAATTTTATCCGCAGATTTTGCGAAAAGAAGTTCTTTAATTTTATCACTGACTTGTGCAGGTGATTCGTCAGAGATAATCATATCTAAAAGTTCGTCCATTTTTTAATCATTTAATTCTGATATATTTATGATAAATACAACATACATAAAGTTCAATGAAATGAAAAACATATATTTATTTCAACCACAATATTCTGTAGAAGTTAGAAAACAAGAAAATTATTGGATACCATATAGTGTTGGATGTATTTGGAGTTATTGTAATCAATTTGATGAAGTAAAAAATAATTTTATTTTAAAGGATATAATTTTTAAAAGAGAACATCCAGATAAAATATTAGAAAGATTGGATAATCCTGTTTTATGTGGATTTAGTTGTTATATTTGGAATGAACAGTATTGTCTAGGAATAGCTAAACTCGTAAAAGAAAAATTTCCAAATTGCATTATCGAATTTGGTGGACCTCAAGCATCTAAAAAAATGCAAGAGGAAAATGATTTTATTGATACTGTAATAATTTCTGAGGGTGAAGAAAATTTTCTAGACATACTTAATTCTATTATAGAAAACAAAGAAATAAAAAAATATTACGAGAGAACTAGATTATCTACATTAGATTATCCAAGTCCATATCAATCTAATGTCTTTAGTAAAATAATTGAAGAAAATCCCGATGTAATTTGGGCTGCAACTATAGAAACAAATAGAGGTTGTCCTCATAGATGCACTTTTTGTGATTGGGGTGGAACTACTATGAGTAAAGTAGACCACTTCGACATAAAGAGAGTTGAAGATGATATTACTTGGATAAAAAATAATAATATTGGATACTTATTTGTTGCTGATGCTAATTTTGGAATGTATAAGGAGCGAGATATACTTATAGCAGAGATAATCAGAGACAAATTAAAAGAAACCAATGTTGGTGACGTTGTTTTACAATTTGCTAAGAATTCAACAGAAGCAGTATTTAAAATTGCAAAAATACTTGAAGAACATTGTCTTAGGGGAATAACAATTAGCGTTCAAAGTATGAATCAACCAACTTTGAAGGCTATTAAGAGAAAGAATCTTCATATAAATGATTTGACTAATCATATGAGAATGAGTCAAGAATATGGAGTTAAAACATACACTGAACTGATTTTGCCATTACCCGAGGAAACTTTAGAAACTTGGAAAGACGGATTATCTAAAGTTTTGGAGTGTGGTCAACACGAATCGATTGATGTTTGGTTCTGCCAATTATTTGGTAATAGTGAATTGGGAAGTGAATTATCTAGAAAGATGCACGGAATTGAAACAGTAAAGGCGTATGACTATATTTCATTCACTAATCCTAAGGAATATCATGGATTCAAAGAAATTGTTGAGATAGTTAATAAAACTAATTCAATGGCAACTTTGGAATTAATTGAAAGTTATTTGTATGCTTGGACAGTAATACAATTCCATATAAATGGATATGCTCAACTAATAGCAAAATATCTTTTTTACAATAAAAATATAACTTATAGGATGTTTTATGATGAAATATTTGAAAAGGTTCAAACTGACAACGGAATAATTGGTGAATATTTTCAAAAATTAAAGTTCGATGTAAAAAATTACTTAACAGAGGGAATTTTACCAGATAATAAAAGTGGACATTCATTAGAATTTAATTCTCCTAATGATTTTTCATTTTTTATGAATAATAGGAATGAAGTATTTGCCTTAATTGATAAATCTCTGGTAAAATTTGGTGGTATAACTAATGAATTTTGGGATCTTCAAAAAAACTTTGTTTATGACTCTGAGGTAGATTATCCTATTACTATTTCTTCTTCTGTTGATACAACAACATGGGAAGATAAACCAACAAGTTTAATGGTTTCAAATAAAAGAGATGAGTCAATACGAAATGATTTTTGGGTTTTAAGAAGAAAGGG